TTCTAAAATGATAATGAACCCATTCCAAGTGTCTGTCAATTTCAGCCTCGGAAATATAATTTGAATTAACGTATCTTTTGTCAAATGTTTTACCAGAAAGCTTATGAATCAATATGGCTAAAATTTCATCTTTACTTCCTACGTCTGGTACATAAACTAAATGCTTCCAACCGTAAAATACAGATGTATTTAGCAATAGTTCTAATAGAAACTCTGATTTACCAGAAGCAGGGAATCCTGTAAAATCTGTACACCCTGGCAACGCCATTGTATAATGTTCGTCCAAATAAGGAAAACCTAAAAATTTTCCTCTTAAGGCTCCATTTTCACGATACTTCATTAAACTCTCACGAGTATTCTGACTTTCTAAAATTGTAAAACCTTTTATCATTTTGAAGATATTTTGTGATATATTTTCTTCGCATCTAAATAAACTTTTTTAGCTTCAGTTTCAGAATTAAATCTACCTAAGTTTTTCTGCTTGCCATTTAGCTTTATGGTAGCAAGCCATTTATTCCTGCTTTTATCTAAACAATATCCCTTTGCTACTGAATTATTGAAGTGGTTTTCTTGACTGGTTACGCTTCTTAAATTTTTTATTCTATTATCGTCTCTTATGCAGTTTTTGTGATCAATATAATCCACAATCTTACTATGCACAAAAAACCAAGCAAATTGATGAACATTAATACATGGCCTTTTATCTCCAATTCTGATATTAAAAAACAAATACCCATTCGTTTTTCTTTTAACAACATTTCCATGGGGAGTTGTTACAATTCCTGTTTTTTTGCAATATACATAACCTCTCTCTATGGCTAACAAATACCTTAACTTTCGTTCATTTTTTTTATCAATCATATTAGTAATTTATATGTCCAGTTGGTTTTTTAGGATCAACAGGCTTCATTATTAATCTGTTCTCTGATTTGGCTCTTCTAATCCAGTTTTTAACGGTTAACATCCAACCCATATCAGTTGATGTATGACCTTTCTCCGACCAAGCTAACATGCTTTCGATATAAGCTCTCAAATCTACTCCTGCATATTCCTTTACAAACTTTTTATTTTTTGCTAGTTCTAATGCTAATGTTCGATAGTCGCACCATTGGCTTTCCCGAAAGTAAATCTGCTTTGATTTTGATTTTACCTCAACAGATTCCTCTTTCAGTAATTCCTTAATTTTGAAGGTGATCTCCTTCTCTTCCGGAAAACGGTTATTTGCCTTTTTGTAAGCACTTAACCAAGATTGTAGTTTTTTTAACTGGCTCATGATATTATCTTTAAAATTATACCATAAAGCCAATAAACTACTACTCCTCCAATGGCAATCCACGTAAGGAATCCTAAACACAATGTGATAATAATAAACTGCATCATAGGTTTGTCTGAATCTTTCATAATGATTTTGGTTTTAATAATTATAATTACGCCTTTGTAGAACCTTATAGTCTATATAAACTTTACCGCCTTGAAAGCGTTGTATGCTTTTTGCTTCACCATAAGACAAATTCAATGATCTTGTTCCGTCTTTATACCTTACTCGCCAATACCAGTAATCTAAAAACACGGCTCGATACCATATTGTTAGGCGTTTTTTCATAATCCGATTTTTTTTAATGCGGTTGGTGTTAGTTTTAAATTGTATTTTACTAAATCTTCTATTGTAAATATACCCCTTGCAACAAACCAATTTCTTTCGTCCGAATGATTCCACATAACATTCAAGATATTATTTTCACATCTGACAGAAAATGATTTTTCTTCATGTTGTTCAATATGAAATCCTTCAAACAAAACACGTTCTTTTGCTTCTTGGTATTCGTTCCACCACTCACTGCAATCCTTTACAGATTCTTCGCCACATTGACAAAATCCTTTGCTTTCAGGTCTTTTACATGTTAAGTCAGGCTCTTCTAAAACAATCCAAGCACCGTCAACTAACTTGCAAGGAACAAACATTGATAAATTTAAAGGTTGCTTTAAAAATTCTGCATGTAAGAACAATAACTCTAAATGCTTATAAGTCCAGTTAACTGAGTCTTTAGGTAGATTTTGTACTTCTAAAACTCTTTCTGTCATTGAGATTAATTTATTCATTATCTCAATGGCTTTAATTCATTTGGAGCGAATGATTTACCACCGCTTAATAAATTGGTCATTGAATCATAGAATTTTTCAAACCATGATCTTGGATCATTTTTACGCAAAGCTTTAGATAAAGATTTACATTGAACATTCGCTTCTTTAAAAGCCTCGTTTAGCCTAGCGGCTTCTACAACTGGTAATTTAAGTTTTGATTTCATAATTATAGTTTTTGATTAAAATGTGAAAATGCTACTAAGTTCCATCGGATCTGACCCTCGATTTCCCTTAATAGCATTTTGCTAGTCTCTTATGGAATGTTTGACTGGTCAGATTCTTCAAACTTGTATGGCAAATGTAATACTTTTGTTTTAATATCCAAACAAAAGTTTGATTATTTTTTCAGAACCACCAAATTTTGTCTTTATACTTTCTGAATAACCAAAAAATCAATACAATTACTCCGATGATTAGTACTATATAATACCATGGAAATGCTCCTTTTTTGACTTCCTTTTGCTTTTTATAAGTTTTAGACTCATCAACACGTTTAATTGCTTTTTTGTCCTTAGAAGCTTCCTTTTGCTTTATTTCTGAATCAGACTTTATTTCGGATTGAGTATTGTTTTTTTGAATAGTTTTTTTTACTGTCTTTTTGGTGTTATTTAAAACAACCTTAGTTCCGTCTTTTTCAATAATGAATGATTCTTTTGTAGGGTCCTCTGGCTGATAAATAGTTTCCTCTGTTACAGTTTCATTTTTATCATAAACTTTAGTGGTAGTAGTTTCCTTCACGTTTGTTTCTGATTTCTTTTCCAGAACAGAATTATCAACAACCACATTCTTTTTTACTTCTTTACTAATTTCAACTTGACTTTTTCTGGCACTGCAACTAACCATTCCCAAAGCAATCAGTGATAAATAAACAAGGAATAAAAGTAAAGCTCCAACATCTCTTAAATTTAATCGTTTCATAAGTTTTTGATTATAGTTTTAGCAACAGCTTTCAATGTGTTTGCATAATTAGGATCTGTTGCATATCCTGCTTTCTGCAATTCTTCAAACCATTTATTATAGTCTCCACGTACAGCCAAAGCATTTTTGTAACGAGGATTTTCAAAAAAGAATTTAGAATGATCTTTGAAGGAATCTGCAGGAGTTTTATATTTTCGGAACCAGTCTTTTACTTTGTATGTGTATGTTCCATTAGCGTTTTTTGTTACTGATAAAATAACCGGAAACTTTGCATTTGGAGTTTTTAAAACCTCTCTTGTGGTAATTAATTGCTTTTCCGTGTCAGTGCTTTTTGCTTTTATTCCGAAAAACATATTTCCTGGAACAGCTTTGGCCCATCCTGTTTCCAGTGCTGCCTGAGTTAGTGTGGCAACATGATGTATTCCTGTAGCTTTCTCGCATTCTTTAGCATCGTCTAAATATGCGTTTATAAATTCTTTTGGTGTCATTTTAAAAAGTTTTTTAGTTTTTGGTATGCGTATTCAGCTATGGCCGTAAGGAAAATATCTACATTTAATTTATTCATGAAATATTTAGCTAACTTTTCTGATATTGATGTTATTAGTCCTGCAACTAATAATATATTACCTCCCTTAAATCTTTCCAGAATAATTCCACTAAATATATAAGCAACTCCCAATCCTATAACTAATGAAAGGAGAACACTTAAAAATGACACTTTGTCTCTATTATTTTTCATCTCTACAGCAACTCCTACCGCTACCGTAATGAAAGCAGGTAAAAGAATTTTTGTTACAAGTTCCGAATATTCCTGTTGAACCAATTTATCAGGCATAGTTTATGGGTTTTTATAAGCCAAATGATTGGCAGGATTATTAGCAATGATATCTCAGAAATTGATAAGAATGTTGGATTAAACAATAATTCATCTAACAAGTTCTGTCCGGTTATACAAAGTAAGAAAAAAGAAACGAATAATTTTGGCATTTGTTTAAAAATAACTACAGCCATCAGAAAAACAGATATCGCATTCCCAATATAAAATATTCTAATTCCGGTCCTCTCTTTGATAACCTCCCAAAATGAATATGTCACTATACTTACCAATATAGTGACACCAATTAATATTCTATCTATCATCTGGACGTTTGCCTATAAATTCATCATCAGGAGCCTCTGCCTGCATAATTTTATCTGCCATTTCTGCCTTATCACTGTTCTCGCTAATAGCATTCCTAATTATTTTTTCTCCACGTCCGGAAACAGCTTGAAGTATATAAGAACCAAAAAAGCCGACACCTGCAAAACTACATGTCACCCAAAATTCTAAATACTT